AACCCGATCGAGAGTGTCTTCGCCACGGTCAGGAACCGGACCCGCAAAACCAAGGGCTGCCTGAACCGCAAGACCGCCCTCGCCATGGTCTTCCGACTCATGAAATCAGCCAAGAAGAAGTGGCGGAAGATCAACGGGCCAAACCGTCTGCCCGACGTCATTCAGGGGATTGAGTTCAAGGACGGGATCAAGCAACTTCAAACCGCCGCCTGATGAGGACCGTCACCAACTTCTGGGCATATCTCCGCCGACTGGGCTATTGGCTTTGTTCAGCACTACGCGCGACGGACGATTGAGGCGGTCCAGCGGCATGTGGCCGACACTGAAATCGAGGCACATCTGAAGCGGCTCAAGGAGATTATCCGCGCAGCCGGAGCCAAGGGGATCACCAAGTCCGAGGTCACCCGGGCGTCGCAATGGTTGAAGTCCCGCGACCGAAATGAGATTCTGGAGACGTTGATCGAAAGTGGGGACATCACCACCGGCATGCGCGGCTCATCGACGAGGCAAGCCATGGTCTATCGGATGGCCAGATGGCATGGACCCTGGCGAGATGCTTCAGGGCGAAAAATCAGTCAGAAGGAACCGTTATGATGCGCAACCTTCGGAAAGAAATCCGGAAAGCTCGTTCCTTCATGTCCTTCAATCTTTCAAGAGGATATCCATAGCCCTCGCGTGTACGCGCGCGCGATATATAAAGAGAGACACACCCTTATAACTATATAATAATTGAATTATTATATATTATTTAGGGACTTCCGTGGGTTAGCGGGGCCAAACCTTCATTGGAGGCCCCTTGAAGCCAAAGAAGAATTCGCTGGGCGGGCATCCGCCCCGCATTTGACGTGACCAGACCACCCTTCGGGGCCTGGCGAGACCGCAGTCTTCACCGGCCAGCCCTCTCGCCACGCGCGCCAAAGCGAAGAGGAGGTCTGCATGACCCAATCCACACAAACCGCGCGCACCATCCTGGCGCTCGACCTCGGCACCACCACCGGCTGGGCCATCAGTGACGGTCTGATCACCAGCGGCACCGCGTCCTTCAGGCCCGGCCGCTACGACGGCGGCGGCATGCGCTACCTGCGCTTCACCAACTGGCTCGGCGAGATTAACCGGCTGTCCGGGCCGATCGCCACCATCTGGTTCGAGGAAGTCCGACGGCATGCCGGGACCGACGCGAGCCACGTCTACGGGGGTCTAATGGCGACGCTGACCGCATGGGCCGAACTGCGGGGGATCCCGTATGCCGGCGTGCCCGTGGGCACTATCAAGCGCCACGCCACCGGCAAGGGCAACGCGCCGAAGCAGGCGATGATCGACGCCGCACGCGCCCGCGAGTTCTCGCCCGCCGATGACAACGAGGCCGATGCCATCGCCATCCTGCTCTGGGCCATCGAGACGCAGGAAGGTGTGCAATGACCGGGATGCAGTTCACGCCAAAGGGCTATGGCGGCAGCCGCCGCGACCCCGATCAGGTCAAGCGCGACGGCTGGCAAGAACACCGGATGCTGGCGGTGTCGATCGACGACCACCGCCTGACCTGGCCCGAACGCGAGCTGGTTCGGCAACTGGGCGAGCGTCTCTACGGCAAACGGCGGGAGGACCGGCGTCATGGCTGAGTGGACCACAGGGCGCGTACAGGACCGGCTGGAGCTTGCGGCTGACGTCTTCGCGCAGCTGCCCGCGGTGAAGCCCACCGGGTACTTCAACGCCTGGCCCGAATACGTCCACAGCTTCGCCGACAAGGTCGGCCAGGAGCCCCGGATGCGCCGGCCGCGTCCGGGCCCTCGACAGATCACCGAAGCCGAGGAGGCGATGCTCTGGCTGCGCTGGCTGGAGCATGATGACGCCCGGATCGTCTGGCTGCGCGCTAATCGCCAGCCGTGGAAGAAGATCACCTGGGAGATCGGGCTGAGCCGCCCGGCGGCCAACCGACACTGGCAATACGGGCTGGCAGTTATCGTGTGGCGGCTTGAGGGTCGGCGCGTTCCTACGAAGCGGTCGATGGCCTATGTGATCGAGAAAGCGTTCTGACCGATCGGTCGGCAGCAGGAGCTGATTGGCCTTGTCAGAATTGTCGGTCCATCGCATGCTCCTTCGGCAGAGGGCGTCTTCAACAGCACCCTTTTCGAGACCCCGGACAACGGGGCCGAGCAGTGATGAGGCAGTCGATGAATACAGAAAGCCCGTCCGCGGGCCGCTTCAATCGGCGTGGTCTTCTCTGCGCTCTTGGCGCGGGGCTGACTACGCCGATCCTGTCGGGTTGTGGCGGCCGCGGCTACGAGAAACTGCCCCCGCCCACACGCTCTGGCACACGGCTGGACAACGTGTTCCCGCGGGGAGACAGCTATCTCGACATCAGGAACGCGCATACCGACGAACGGGTGGCGGTGCGCTTCATGGAGGACGGCCGGCCCAACCAAAGCGCCCTGCGTCGGCTGGATTGGGTGTTTCGGGACTGGCGCGGCGGAGAGGCCCCGGACATTGATCACAGGATCTACTGGAGCCTGGCCGCACTTTCGAATACGGCGCGGCGCCGGGGGCATTCGGGCCAGATCACGCTGCTCTCGGGATTTCGCACACCGCAAACAACTCGGCTTCTCCAAAGTCGTGGAGGGGGTGCCACCTCGAACAGTTATCATATGAGGCGGCGCGCAGCCGACATCCGCTTCGAAGGCATTCCGCCGGAGCAAGTTGCGGACATGGCTGAATGGCTTCAGGTCGGCGGTGTAGGACGATACGGTTCAGCTTTCACGCATATCGACTCCGGACCCCTCCGGACGTGGGGGAGCTGAAAGGCCGCCATATGACTGTCGCCTCGAAGCTGCCCCCAGCTTGGAAACTGAGGACGCTACACCATCTTCATTATGAGATTATTCAATCGGAGCTGCGATCCATGAAGTGCCCAATCGACGAGACCGATCTGGTGATGACCGAGCGACAAGGCGTTGAGATCGACTACTGCCCGAAGTGCCGGGGGGTCTGGCTCGATCGCGGTGAACTCGACAAGATCATCGAGCGAGCAACGCCCTCCCAACAGCCGGTGCCGCCGCAACCGCCACAGCCTCGGCATCCACCACAGCAACAATATGGTCACGGCGACAATCGTGAATACGGCGACCGCCGTGATCCGAACTACAAGAGGAAAAAGAAATCCTTTTTGGGAGAGATCTTCGACTTCTGAAGAAGCTGGCCGTGATCGGCAGAGCCGAAGCGAGGCAGAGACCGGTCACTGCTGGCGTCCAGGACGATGCAGATGAGATCAGGCTCCTCACTGCGGTCATCCCGGCGCGGGCGCCTCGCTCGCCCGCCCTGCCCCGCCGGCATGGCTGTCAAGACAAATCGCGATCGCGAGACATTGTCAGACGAGACATCGGAAGGTATTCCAGTTTTCGCTTGGTGGCTTATAAACTGGGCATACTCGGGAGAGGCGCGCGCGGGACAGACTGTGGCGCTGGCTTCCGAGGTCCGACATTGGGGATCTCCCTCCAAGCTTTTGTTTTCCGGTTCCTTTCCGGCTGGAAACGTATGGTGGGGGGCGTGGCGCGCAAGTTCGCCAGCGTCAGGGCCGTTTTTTGGGAGTCCACCCCGGTCGGAGTCCACCCCTGAAACCACAAATAATCACTAAGTAACAGACGCTTGGCAGGTGGACTCCGAGGTGGATACCCGGCGCATGGGAGTCCACCTTGGAATCCACTGGATGCCACCTTGGCGGAGTCCAGTTCGCGCCCCGCGCCCCGCCGCAATCAATCGAACAGGATCACCGACATGACCCTCGCCTTCGCTCCCGAGCGGATCGAGCAATGGCCGCTGGCCAGGCTCCAGCCTTACGCGAAGAACGCCAAGCAGCACGGGGCGGACCAGGTTGCGAAGCTGGCCGCCAGCATGGCCGAGTTCGGCTGGACCGTGCCGTGCCTCGTGGGCGAGGACGGCGAGCTGATCGCGGGGCACGGCCGTGTCCTCGCCGCTACGCAACTGGGGCTGACCGAGGCGCCGGTGATCGTGCTGGGCCACCTGACCGAGGCGCAGCGCCGGGCGTATCGTTTGGCCGACAATAGATTGACCGAACTCGGCACCTGGGACGAGGCGCTGCTGTCGGCGGAACTGAACGCGTTGCTGGCCGAGGATTTCGACCTGTCGCTGGTCGGCTTCTCCGATGGCGAGTTGGACAAGCTGCTGGCCTTCGTGCCCGACGAGGATGGCGACGAAGGCGGCGCTCCTGGCACTGTGCCGCCTGTTGTCATTCCGGAGCCACCGCGCAACCCGGCCTCGCGGACGGGCGATCTATGGATCCTCGGCGACCATCGGCTGCTCTGCGGCGACAGCACCAGCGAGACGGACGTTCGCCGCCTGATGAACGGCGAGCGCGCGATCCTTTTCGCGACCGACCCGCCGTATCTGGTGGATTACGACGGCTCGAACCACCCGACGCGCAACAAGGATTGGAGCCAGAGCTACGGGAACACCTGGGACGACAGCAGCCAGGGCGCAGAACTCTACGACGGGTTCATCGCCGCCGCGGTAGCCGAGGCGATCACCGAAGACGCAGCCTGGTACTGCTGGCACGCTTCCCGCCGTCAGGCGATGCTCGAAGCCTGCTGGGAAAAGGTCGGGGCCTTTGTTCACCAGCAGATCATCTGGGTGAAGGACCGCGGGGTTCTGACCCGGTCGCATTACCTGTGGAAGCATGAGCCCTGCTTCATGGGCTGGCGCCGACCGAACCGTCCGCCGAAGGTCGCCGAGGAAACGCTGCCATCGACATGGGCGCTACCGAGCTTCGCCAAGGACGACCGGCCCGACCACCCGACGCCGAAACCGCTCGACGCCTTCGGGATCCCGATGCGCCAGCACGTCGCCCGTGGGGGCCTCTGCTATGAGCCGTTCTCGGGCTCCGGCTCGCAGATCATGGCGGGCGAGGCCAACGGCCGCCGCGTCTTCGCGATGGAGATCAGCCCGGCCTATGTCGATGTCGCCGTCGAACGCTGGCAGGCCGAGACCGGGAAGGACGCGATCCTCGACGGCGATGGACAGACCTTCGCGCAGGTGAGGGCTGAGCGGCTGGGGGATGTTGCGCAGGAGAATGCCGCGTGAAGCAGACGCGCACCATGTCGCTGATCGAGACCGTGACGAATGTTGTTGTCGGCTACGTGCTGGCCATCGCGACGCAGATTGTCGTGTTTCCGTGGTTCGGGATCGAGACGGGGCTCGCGGAGCACTTGGGCCTCGGCCTCATGTTCGTCGGGGTGTCTCTGGCGCGCGGATACCTGCTGCGGCGGCTGTTCGAGGCGTTCCGGGTCCGGAGCCAGTCATGAGCTGTCGGCTTCGGCAGCCGTGCTCTTGTCTGCTGCGCGTGACGCACGCGCATCCGCGAGGATCTCGAAGGCTTCCCGGATGACATAGATGCCGATGCCGCCGCCCACGATGAGGTCGAGCGCACGGATCTCCGTCAGGAGAACGGTGATCCCGGAGATGATCACCGCCATGTTGGCGATCAGGTCCGCGCGGGTGAAGATCCATGTCGCCCGAAGGTGGACTTCGCCGTCGCGGTACCTGCTCAGGAGTTTCAGGACCGTGGCATTCACCGCGAGTGCGATGGACGCGACGATCACCATCAGCAGCCCTTCAGGCGGTTCGCCCGAGATTGCCCGCCGGACGACGTCAAGAAGAACGGCGCAGCCAAGGATCAGAAGAAGGATGCCACTGGCCATGGCCGCGTTCGCCTTGAACAGCCCGCTCCGGCCGATGGCCAGAAGTGCGACCGCGTAGGCGGAGGCGTCCGCCAGCATGTCGAGACCGTCAGCGATCAGCCCGGTAGAGTTCCCGATGATCCCGGACGTCGTCTCCACAACGAACATCGCCGCATTGAGCGCGAGGGCCAGCTTCAGTGTCCTGCGCTGCTCGGCGGTTTCAGGCGTGACAGGCGAACAACCACACTCGGCCATTGCTGCTCCTACTCGGACGATCAGGATTTCCGGCGCGGTCGATCTCGGAGCGCACGGGGCCATGAAGAAACAACGGGACGGGGAGCATAACGTCAAGCGAATGCGCGTACTAGAAAGAGACCGCCGCCCCATTCGGGACAGCGGCATCGGGACCGGCATGGAGGGCGACGTCAGTCGCGGATGGTGTAGATCCTTCCCCTCCCTTCAACCTTCTCGGAGGTGATGGTCAGCCCAAGCTTCTTTTTCAAAGCGCCGGACATGAAGCCACGTGCTGTATGCGGTGCCCATTGTGTGATGGCCACGATATCGTCGATGGTCGCGCCGCCCTCGGCGCGGAGCATCTCGATCACCGCCTCTTGCTTGGTGCCCTTCCGGCGCTGGACAGCGGCGTCCGGCGTTTCGGCCGGCCGCGTGTCGTCCTGCTCGTCCGTGATCCCGAGGGTGCTGTAGGCCAGCGGGGTGGCGCGCAGGGTGATCGGGCCGCGATCTTCGTCGTGCCGCCTGACGGTGTTCAGGTCGGTGGCCGTGACCTCTTCGATGAGCCCATGCTTGAGCAAGCTCTTGCAGACATTGCCGACGGCGCCGCCCTTGAGGCTGGTGGTGACGGGGAACACGGCGCCGTCGTCGCGGGCGCAGGCGGTGGACAGGATGACGGATTGGGCGTCGGAAAGCTGGATCGTGGTCATGGGGTCGTCTCCTTGGTCTGGGTCGCAACCGTCGCGACCCTCCTACGACCCCGAGCCGCGCAGGGCGCGCGGCGGGAGTTCCGGCGGTGCCGGAGATCAGCGGGCGTGTTCGCCCTCGCCGAAGGCGCTGTCGGTGATGCGCTTGAGGAGGCTGGCGTAGTGTTCGAGGGTGCCGACCATCGCCCAGCCCGCCTCGTTGGGGTGGCAGTTGAAGTGGTCGTCGCTGAGCGCCTGCAGGCGCGCGAGCCTCTCGTCGATTTCGGCCTTCTTGGCCGTAAAGGCGTTCAGCGCGGCCTCCCTGTTCCGGCGCGCCTTCTCGGCGCGGAGTTCGTGGCGGGGCGTCGTGATCGGGTTCAGGCGGGTCGTCATCGCGGAGGCTCCGTCGTGAGTTGCATCGTCCTTGTGGATCGACGTTCGCTCCGGCGCGGAGGCTTATCAACTCGATAAGAACATGATTTCGAATGACAATCGGAGCGCGGCATGGACGGCATGAGCGAACGCCAGTACGCCGCGCGCGTCGGCCTGTCGCGCGGGGCGATCCAGAAGGCCAAGGAGGCCGGACGGCTGGTGCTGCACCCTGACGGCAGCATCGACGCGGAAGCGTCGGACACGCGCCGGGCCGAGATGACCGACCCGTCGAAGACCCGCACCGCCGCGAAACCGTCTGCGGCGGCCAGGCCAAAGCTGAAGCCCGTGCCGGAGGCCGCCGTCTCCGCGGTAAGCGATACGCTCAAGGAGCAAGGGATGGCCGCCCCCGCCGTCGGCGGCGGCACGACCTTCCTGCAGGCCAAGACCGCGAACGAGGTGCTCAAGGCGCAGGAACGCCGTATCAGGCTGCAAAAGCTAAAAGGCGAGCTGGTCGACAAGGCGCGCGCGGAAACGCTGATGTTTCGGCTGGCGCGCGAGGAACGCGATGCCTGGGTGACCTGGCCCGCGCGGGTGGCCGCGCTCATGGCCTCGGAACTGGCGGCCGCCCCGGGAGAGGGGATCACGGTGGAGGCGGCGGTGATGCAGAAGGTTCTGGAAATCCATGTCCGCGCCCAGCTCGACAGCCTCGCCGATATCCGCAGCGGCCTTGGATGAGAACCAGTCCGCGGAGCGGATGCGAGGGTCCGGTGGACCATCGCAAGGGACGAACGCCCGGAGCGCAAGCGAAGGGCCGGAGATGTTCGCCTTCGACGGGGCCGCCGATCTGCTGCGCGCCTGGTCGCGAGGCCTGCGGCCCGACCCGGACCTGACGGTGTCGCAATGGGCGGACCGGCACCGCTGGCTCAGCTCGCGCGCGAGCGCCGAGCCCGGGCGCTACAGGACCGCGCGCACGCCCTACATGCGCGAGATCATGGATGCGCTCTCGCCGGTCAGCCCGGTGCAGCGGGTGGTGTTCATGAAGGCCGCGCAGGTGGGTGCCACGGAAGCCGGCAACTGCTTCATCGGCTTCGTGATGCACCACGCGCCGGGGCCGATGCTGGCGGTCCAGCCGACGGTGGAACTGGCCAAGCGCAACTCGCGCCAGCGGATCGTCCCGCTGATCGAGGAAAGCCCGGAACTGCGCGAGCGGATCAAGCCCGCGCGCTCGCGCGACGCGGGCAACACGATGCTGTCGAAGGAGTTCGCGGGTGGCATCCTGATCATGACCGGCGCGAACTCGGCGGTGGGGCTGCGCTCGACGCCGGCGCGGTACCTGTTTCTCGACGAGGTCGATGCCTATCCGGCCTCGGCCGATGAGGAAGGCGATCCGGTCAGCTTGGCCGAAGCCCGCTCGCTGACCTTCGCGCATCGGCGCAAGGCGCTGCTGATCTCGACGCCGACAATCCGGGGGCTGAGCCGGATCGAGCGGGAGTTCGAGGCCAGCGACCAGCGCCGCTATTATGTGCCATGCCCGCATTGCGGCCATGCGCAATGGCTGCGCTTCGAACGGCTGCGGTGGGACAAGGGCCAGCCGAACACGGCGGAATATCACTGCGAGGGCTGCGACACACCCATCGCCGAGCATCACAAGATGGCGATGCTGGCGGCGGGGGACTGGCGCGCGTCGGCGCAGACCAAAGACCCGCACACGGTGGGCTATCACCTGTCCGCGCTCTATTCGCCGATCGGCTGGCTCAGCTGGGCGCGGATCGCGCGGGCCTGGGAGGCGGCGCAGGGCAATGACGAGGCCATGCGCGCGTTTCGCAATACGATCCTCGGCGAGACCTGGTTCGAGACCGGTGAGGCCCCGGACTGGCAGCGGCTGGCAGAGCGGCGCGAAGAGTGGACCGCGGGCACCGTGCCAGAGCGGGGCCTGTTCCTCACCGCCGGGGCCGACGTGCAGAAGGACCGGATCGAGATCGATGTCTGGGCCTGGGGCCGCGGGCTGGAAAGCTGGCTGGTCGATCATGTTGTCATCGAGGGCGGTCCCGGCGATCCGACCTGTTGGCAGAAGCTGACGGAGCTGCTGGGACGCACATGGGCGCATGCGAGCGGCCAGCACCTGACCATCGCGCGACTGGCAATCGACACGGGCTACGAGACCAGCGCCGTCTATGCCTGGGCCCGGCAGGTCGGGTTCGCGCAGGTGGCCCCGGTCAAGGGGCTCGAGGGGTTCAACCGCGCGAGCCCGGTGACGGGCCCGACCTATGTCGACGCCACCATCGGTGGCAGACGCTTGCGGCGCGGCGCGCGGCTGTGGTCCGTGGCGACATCGACCTTCAAGGCCGAGACCTACCGTTTCCTGCGGCAGGAGAGGACGATGGCGGAAGACGTCACTGCCGGCGCCCCCTGCCCCGCTGGTACGATTCACCTGCCGACATGGGCCGAGAGCGAATGGCTCAAGCAGCTGACGGCCGAGCAACTGATCACCGTGCGCACCAGGCGCGGCTTCTCGAAGCTGGAATGGCAGAAGCTGCGGGAGCGCAACGAGGCGCTGGACTGTCGGGTCTATGCGCGGGCCGCGGCCTGGATAGCAGGTGCGGATCGCTGGGCGGAGGCACGCTGGCAGGAGCTGGAGCGGCAGCTGGCGGTCGAACCGGACGGACCGGACGGGGATGTGACCGCGAAACCTGCGCCACGCCCGTCCGTGAGGCGGCGCACGGTGCGCTCGAGTTACATGGGGTAACGGCCCCTGCCCCTCATGTTCCGGACCAGAGCTTCGGCAGCGCGCCATCCGGCCCCTCCAGCGGATCACTTTCTGGAAATGGCACCTCCGCAATGCGCCGCAGCATCGCCTCATCCGGCGCATCGCGACAAATGTCCCAATCCTGTCCGGCGGGATACGCGCCGATGATCTTGAACCGGCTGCCCGCCTCGATCAGGCAGTGGCCGGTGCCAGCCGGCAAGACCACAACGTCGCCTGTCGCGAACTCGACCTCGCGCCCACCTGGTCCGCCGAGGATCACGCGGGCCCGGCCGTCGTAGGCCGCGAGCACCTCGTGCGCGGTCGAGTGGTAGTGATGCCAGGAAAAGATGCCGTTGCGCCAATCCGCAGGCCAGCCGTTTCGGCCAAGCAACTCTTCGGCATCGTCCGGAGCCAGCGCTCCGGCCTGCTGCAGGCCCTCGTGATAGTGCAGGACCGGGAGGTCCGGATTGTTTGGCACCCAATCGTGTCGGTCGAGCAGAAATGTCTCGGGCGTCATCGCACGTTCTCCTGCGGCACTTGGTGCTTTCCACTTCAACACCCGAGACCCTGGGAGGTTCATGAATGCCCGCGCTGGATGAGCTGAAGGCCCGCCGCGACGCACTCGCTGCGCAACGCGCCTCGGGCGTCGCGCGGGTCAGCTATGACGGCAAGACCGTGGATTACCGCAGCGTGACCGAGATCGACCGGGCGATCGATGCGCTGGACCGCGAGGTCGGGGCGCTGGAAGGCCGGCGGATCGTCCGGCAGGTACGCATCACCACGTCCAAGGGGCTCTGATCCATGGGTCTGTTCGACCGGTTTCGCCGCTCCAATGGAAGCGGCCCCGCGGCCGTGCGCGCCCGGCTCGAAGGCGCGATGTCCAAGCGCCGGCTGAGGGGCTGGAACCCGCCGCTGGAGAACATCAACACGCTGGTGGCCTCCGGCGGCCCCAGGCTGCTGGCCCGCGCACGGGAACTGGTGGTCACCAATGGCTATGCGGCGAACGCCTGCGAAGCCTTCGCCGCCAACCTCGTCGGCGACGGGATCAAGCCGTCCTCGCGGATCGGCGACGCCGACCTGCGCGACCGGGTCCAGCAGCTCTGGCTCGCCTGGACGGACGAGGCCGATGCGGACGGGCTGACGGATTTCTACGGATTGCAGGCGATGGTCGCGCGCGAGATGTTCGTCGCGGGCGAATGCTTCGTCCGGCTGCGTCCGCGCCGGGCCGAGGACGGGCTGCTGGTGCCGCTGCAGCTACAGCTTCTCCAGTCCGAGATGCTGCCGTTCGAGAAGACCGAAACGGCGGCGAACGGCAATCGCATCCGCTGCGGGATCGAGTTCGATGCGATCGGCAGGCGAGTGGCCTACCACTTCCGCCGCCGCCATCCGGGCGATAGCACCGATCAGGGGGCCGTGATCCCGGAGACAGTGCGGGTGCCGGCGGAGGATATCCTGCACATCTACCGCCCCATCGACGCGGGCCAGATCCGGGGCCTGCCACACATCGCGCCGGCGATGGTGCGGCTGTTCCTGCTCGACCAGTACGATGACGCCGAGCTCGACCGGAAGAAGACCGCGGCGATGTTCGCGGGCTTCATCACCAAGACCGCGCCGGAAGAGCCCATGATGGGCGAGGCCGAGGCGGATCTCGACGGCGCGGCCATCGCGAGCCTCGAGCCCGGCACCATGCAGGTGCTTCTGCCCGGAGAGGACGTGAAGTTCTCGTCGCCGGCGGATGTCGGCGGCGGCTATGAGGCGTTTCAGTACCGCACGTTGCTGGCGGTCTCGGCCTCTCTGGGGCTGCCGTATCATCTCGTCACCAACGACGTCCGGCAGGCGAACTACTCATCCCTTCGCGCGGAGCTCGTCGAGTTCCGCAGGCGCATCGGCCAGCTGCAGCATGGCGTGATCGTGCACCAGCTCTGCCGCGCGGTCTGGACGCGCTGGCTGGAGATGGCGGTGCTGTCCGGCGTGCTCGATGCCGATTTGGCAGCGGCGCGCCCCGTTCAGTGGATCCCGCCGCGCTGGGACTGGGTCGACCCGTTGAAGGACATCCAGGCGCAGGTGCTGGCGATGGAGGCGGGCATCACCTCGCGGCGCAAGGTGGTCGAGGCAACCGGCTACGATGTCGAGGAGGTCGACCGCGAAAACGCGGTGGATGCCAAACGCGCCGAGGGACTTGGGCTGCGCTACCGAACCAGCCCCGGCGAGACGCAAGGCGCCCGCGCGACGCCGGAAAAGCGGCCCAATCCGGCCGACGGCGCGGACGGTCGCACTACACAGGAGTGACATCATGAAGAGCTGGTACACGATCCGCGCCCGGGCTTCGGGCGCGGAGGTGCTGATCTATGACGAGATCGGCGCCTATGGCGTCAGCGCCAAGGGGTTTCTGGCCGAGCTGGGTGCGCTGCCGGATGATGCCCCCATCGACCTGCGCCTCAACAGCCCCGGCGGGTCGGTCTTCGACGCGGTCGCCATCCACAACGCACTGAGCCGTCACGCAGGGACTGTCACCGTCTGGATCGACGGCATCGCGGCTTCGGCGGCGAGCTACATCGCGATGGCGGGCGACGAGATCGTCATGCCGGAAAACGCCTTCCTGATGATCCATGACCCGTCCGGGCTGGTCATGGGCACCGCGGCGGACATGCGCGACATGGCCGGGACGCTGGACAAGATCGCGGCCAGCATGACGCGCGGCTACGCGACCAGATCCGGCAAGCCCGAGGCGGAGATCGCGGCACTGCTGGCCGCCGAGACCTGGCTCTCGGCTGCCGAGGCGCTGGAGGCGGGCCTTGTCACGCGCCTGGCCGAGCCCGTGCGCATCGCCGCCAGCTTCGATATCGGACGCTTCCGGAACGCGCCGCCAGAACTGGTTGAAGCGGTCGAACCCGTCGAGGCCATCGAACCCGTCGAGCCGGACCCGGCCTCCACAGCGGCGGGCATCGTTGTCGTCTCCAACGATGTTGTTCCTGCTGCGGGTGCAGAGCCGCTCGCGGAAAGCGCGCCGGGTGTTGCAGACCGGAACACCCGATCAAGCGAAGTGGAGAGCTGCGTTGCAGTCGCCAACGGACCACCCGACGCCGGGGTGATCCGCGCCGAGGCCATTGCCCATGCCCGCGCCGTGATCGACCTCTGCCGCCTGGCAGGCCAGCCGCAGATGGCCGGGCGCTTCCTTGAGGAAGACGCCAGCCTGGATGCGGTGCGCGCGAGCCTTCTTGACGCAAAGGCCGAGGCCGCGCCGCAGATCAATCCGCATCACCCGCAACCCGGGCGCAGCGAGACCACGCGCCCCTGGGGCGATGTCATCGCCCGCACCTTCAAGTTGAAAGGATAAGCCATGCCCTCGCTCACAGAAGGCACGCACCCCGGCGGCTTCCTCGTCTGGGAAGTGCTGCGCGACTACACCCGCGAGACCATCACCGTCGCCGCGGGCACGCTCGCACCCGGCACGGTCCTGGGCAAGATCACCGGCTCGGGCAAATACGCCGCGCACGATCCCGCCGCAATCGACGGCACCGAGACCGCGGTCGCGGTGCTGTGGGGCAAGGCGGATGCGAGCGCCGGCGATGCACCGGCCGTCGCCCTCGTCCGCGGCCCCGCCATCGTCAACCCTCACGACCTCGTATTCACTGGCACGCTCGCTGAGGCCGAGATCACGGCCGCCCATGCGGCGCTGCTCGCCGCGGGCATTCTCGTCCGCTGATCCCGCGCCACCCCCCAATTCCTGACCCGGAGGCATTCC